CTAAGGACAAGTCATGACACAAGCAGCAAACCTTGCAGCCTTTGGATCCAACGCAACAACGCTTGGCGGAACTGCGTGTCAGGCATGGGTGAACTTCAATGGTACTTTGAGCGGCACAATTACACCAAGAGCCAGCTATAACGTGAGCTCGATTACAAAAAACGGAACAGGTGACTACACGATTACTTTTTCTACTGCTTTCACAGATGCAAACTATTCACTTTCTGGAACAGCGCAATTTGATACAGGTGGCGGGGCCGGGGTTCCAACTGTTGGTATCGCAAGGCAAACTTCTGCTTTGACAACTACCACTTGTAGAATTTACACAAGCAACACTAATAACGCTACAAACTATGACTGCACTATTGCGACGGTAGCATTCTTCCGCTAAGGACACGCCATGCCATTGACACAAGTACAACAAGGAATGTTTGGCACCAACGTGGCCGGCAACGGTCCCGCGTTCAGCGCATATCAAAACTCTGCCCAAACATTAACCACATCCGCAACATTGATCCAATTTCAAACCAAAGAGTTTGACACTGCTACTGCGTTCAACAATACGTCGTCTGTCGTGGGCACTGCTGCGGCATGGTCATTCAACCCGCAAACGGCGGGGTACTACATCATCTCAGGCGGCATCAGCGTCAGCTCCAGTAGCACGTCGATTCTTTTGAGCCTGTATCGAGATGGGGTTTCGTTCAAAGTCTTGGCGCAGCCCGCATCAGCAAACGCTGCCTTTGGCAGCACTCTGGTTTACTTCAATGGCTCAACAGATTATGTACAGCTCTATGCAACCCTTGGTACCGGACAAGCCTTAACTGCGACTGCTGCGGCGACATATTTCCAAGCTTCTATGGTAAGGAGTGCGTGATGGCTCTCATTCTTGATGGCTCTGGGGGCCTTGTTTACCCAACATGGACAACCTCTGGCCGGCCCACAAGTCCTGTCGTTGGTCAAGCCGGGTACAACGCAACTCTTGGCAACCTTGAGTGGTGGACTGGCTCGCTTTGGGTGGCCTTCTACCAAGCCGGCGGCGGCTACACGGTGCAGATTTTGATGGCTGCGGGCGGCGGCTCGGGCGCTGTGGGTGTGGGTAGTGGCGGTGGAGCGGGTGGTCTTCTCTTGACCACGGCGGTGGTGATCCCCAACAGCAGTTACTCCATTGTGATTGGAGCCGGCGGTGCAGCAGTCACCACAAGTTTGAGCGCCAACGGCAACAACGGCGCGAACACAACTGGGTTTGGCTACACGGCTGTCGGTGGCGGCGCTGGGGCGCAGAACGCTGCGGGTGCGGCGGGTGGCTCTGGTGGTGGCGGCGGCTCAACAGGTTCAGGCGTGTCTTGGGCGGGTGGCGCGGGCACAACCGGCCAAGGATATTCTGGCGGTAGCAACTATGCTGGGTCTTCTTCTCCCTACCCAACCGGGGGCGGCGGCGGTGCCGGCGCAACAGGGCAGAACGCTCCAAGCTCCACACAATCGGGCGCAGGTGGTATTGGCGTGGCTTCATCCATTACAGGTAGCGTGGTCTACTACTGCGGGGGTGGCGGCGGTGGTACGGCCACAGGTTCTGGGTATGGTGCCGGCGGTACTGGCGGCGGCGGGGCGGGCGCAGCAGCGACCACAGCAACTTCTGGAACAGCGAACACGGGCGGTGGTGGAGGTGGGTCAGGCAACCCGGGCACCAGCGGCGCAGGCGGCTCAGGCATCTGCATTGTTTCCTACGCTAACCCAACACAAAGGGGTACGGGCGGCACTGTCACTTCGTACACGCTGAACACGGTGCTTTACTGGGTGCACACCTTCACCACCTCAAACACCTACATTGCATAAAGGAGCGCAAGAATGAGTCACTATGCAAAGGTTGTTGACGGCAAGGTGGTGAATGTCATCGTTGCCGAGGAAGATTTTTTCAAGACGTTCATCGACACCACGCCCGGCCATTGGATTCAGACCAGCTACAACACGCATGGCAACGTGAACAGCCGTGGCGCTCCGGCGTTGCGCGGAAACTTTGCGGCGATTGGGTACACTTACGACAGCGTGCATGACGTGTTTTATCCACCCCAGCCTGCATCGGGCTGGACAATCAGCGCTGAAACAAACTGGCTCTGGGTGCCCCCAGCCTCATAAACAATGTTCGGAATTGCTCCGTTTGCAAAGACGCCGTTTGCTTCTCTTGCGGGTAACGTCTACTATTTCGCGCTCACGGAGAACGCGGCGATTGCCGACGCCAATACGCAAACATCGGCTTTTGTTTTTGCGCCCGCAGAAAACGCCACCAGCAACGACACCAACGCTGAAGTAGATGTGTTCTATGAGAGCATTGTTGAGGGCTATGCCCCGGCTGACTCAAGCACCCAAGCATCCACATTCCTTCTTTCTGACACGGAGAACTTTAGCGCCGCCGACACGCCGGCAATGACTGCCCAGTTTGCTGTCAGTGATACAGAGAATGCTGGCGCTGCCGACTCCAGCACGCAGTCTTCCGCCTTCTTGTTTACCGACACTGAGAATGCCGGCGCGGGGGATGTGCAGTCCTTTGCCGCACAGTTTTTTGCTTCGGACACCGAGGGCAGCACCGTTGCTGATTCCAGCACGCAGGCGTCCGTGTTTTTGTTCACCGACACAGAAAACGCTACAAGCAACGACACCAACTCCGAAATTGACGTTTTCTATGAGAGCATAGTCGAGGGGTATGCTCCTGCCGACTCCAGCACGCAGACATCCACTTACAACACCAGCGACACAGAAAACTCTGGCCAAGCCGACACGCCGACAATCAAGGCGCAGTTTGCTTCGAGCATCACGGAAAACATCACAATCAATGATGCGCTGGCCATCGCCGCGCAGTTTGCTGAGAGCATCACCGAGAACTCGACTCTGGCGGATGTCACCACCATTGGCCTCGCCTTTATTTTAAGCATCACTGAAAACTCAAATGCTGCTGATACTGAAACCGGCATTTTGGTTTTCATCACATCCATTACCGAGGGTTTTGTCGCCGGGGATGTGCTTGCTATTCGAGCCCAATTTGTAGAGGCTATCGCTGAAGCTTTAGCCATTTTGGATGCGCAAGTAGCAGGAGGTTGGTTTGCTATTCAAGATTCCAACACGCCTAACTGGGCAATGGTCAATGACAACCAAACCGGCAGTTGGTCCACCATAGCAAATGCGCAAGGCTCGGGCTGGGCGACAGTGGATGACAGCCAAACCACAACGTGGAATAATGTGAATAGCAATGCGGGTTCCGGCTGGAGCCCAATCAACAATGGCCAATGAGGAATAAAACATGTCCACATACTCAACCAACCTAGCCCTTGAACTGATTGGCACTGGCCAACAAGCGGGTGCGTGGGGCAACACGACCAACAACAACATAGGCACCTTGATTGAGCAGGCTATTTCGGGTTACGCCAGCCAAACCATCACCGATGGGGCCGACACCGTTTTGCTGATGACCAATGGCGGCTCTTGCACAGCGCGGAACATGTACATCGTGATGACCGGCACTTTGAGTGCAGCGCGTAACTTGATCCTACCCACCAACAACAAACTGTACTTTGTATCCAATGGGACTTCTGGCGGGTATGCGGTTACGGTCAAGTGCAGCGGGCAGACTGGCGTTTCTATCCCCGCCGGCGCAGCGGCTACCTTGGTGTGCAATGGTACCGATATTGCCATTGCTACCAACTACATGCCTTCTTTGTCTTTGGGCACTGCGCTTCCCGTCACTAGCGGCGGCACAGGTGTTACAACCTCCACAGGCTCCGGCGCAAACGTACTTGGCACTAGCCCCACACTCACAGGCACCCCTGTTGCGCCGACTGCAACGGTTGGAACAAATACCACGCAGATTGCTACCACTGCATTTGTGACTTCGGCTGTGCAGGCTGCATACCCCGTCGGCTCCATTTACATGAACGCCTCGAACTCCACCAACCCAGCTACATTGCTTGGGTTTGGTACATGGACTGCCACGGGTCAAGGCCGCATGTTGCTTGGTACCGACAATTCGACATACACAGCAGGCACTACTGGCGGATCGGCGACAACAACCATTTCTTCTGGCAACCTCCCTGCTCACGATCACTCAATCACAGACCCCGGACACTTTCACACCAATGTTGTTAGTCCAAACCCAGACGTTAATAATTTTACAGGGCCGGGTGATCGTGGTAATTTGGCAGGGCAAACAACAACTGCCGTCACAGGCATTACAAAAACTAATACAACTCAAGGTAACGGGTCTTTATTTAGTAACACTGCTATGACAACCATTTCCCCATACTTGGTTGTTTATATGTGGGTTCGTACTGCTTAAGATGTGGACCCAATCACTCTTCTCCTTGGCGCGGTCAGTATTGTCAAGCACATTAAGGCTGGGTGCGAGCAGTTGCACGAAGGCCGCATGGCCATTCAAGAATTCAAAAAGGGTGTGGAGCGCACTGTTGGTGATGTTAAAGACATTGCCAAAGAAATCACAGGGTTTTGGGGCTGGCTTAGAAGCCTATTGGGTTTCAAAAAATCAGATTCGCCAGTCGTCCAGCCTTTGGCCGGCGCAACGCCAGCCAAGAAAGCCAAGCAGCAAGACCCAGAAGAACTGCAAGCGCAACTCATTGTGGACATCGGCCAAAAGATGGGTGAGTTCTTTGACGTCCAACAAAAGCTGCGCAATTACTACAAAGACTTGGAAGACACGTCTACCCATGTCTATGACCCCGACCAAAACATGGCTCAAAAAGCTATGGAGCGCTCCCTTGTGGAGCTTCAACTTGAAAACCTGAGCGTAGAAATCCGAGAAGCAATGGTGTATGCGCCCCCAGAGTTGAAGGACATTTACACGAGGTTTCTTAAGATGTACGATCGGATTGTGGATGAGCAAGAGTTTGCCCGGCGCGAACAAATCAGGAAGGCAAATGAAGCAAGATGGCTACAAGAGGAAATGCGCAACTTTCAAGTCGATCTGGGAATAGCAGTGGTGGCAACGGCTTCGGTGATCGCGGTTCTGTGGACAGTGCTCTTGGACGTCGCATCGCAGAGCGGAACGCTTCATATTTTCTGGTAGGCATGGTGCTGTTCGCGGTGGTGTGCTTTGTGCTGCTGCCAGTGGAGTTGATGCTGCTGGTGGACATCAAGAAAACAAACGTGCGCTCACAAGAGGCGCTGTCCGAGGTCAAGAAAATTCGGGCTGAACTGAAAGAGAAAAAGGACAGAGAATGAAAAACCTGTACATCGTATTGACCTTGTGTTTCTTGGCGCTCGGCGGCTGCGACGATCGTTACCGTTACACTTGCCAAGACCCCCAGCATTTTGCCGACGCGCAGTGCCAAAAGCCCGTGTGCGAATTTACTCAAACCTGCCCCGAATATTTGGTGGCACCTGTTTTGGAGAAGAAAAGTGAAGGAAATCCTGCTCAAGCTCCTGTCCAGCAATCAACCGCGTCTAACTGCCGATGAAATAGAAGTCCGGGTTCGGGCTTTTGTAATTGTGATGGTGACGCTGATTCTGGTGTTCATCGTCTTTGCGCTGCTGTATTCGGTGACGTTTGTGACCCAGCCAATCAAGGCTATGGCTCCGATCGATCAAGCCTACACCAAGATGCTCAACGACATTGTTCTGCTTATCGTGGGCGGTGTCGGCGGTATCTTAACCAAAGGTGCTGTTACTGAAGCTTCCAACATGATGGCCGCAGCTAAGAATAACGCGCCAGCCTACGTTGCCCCGCCTGTTCAAGAAGTGCAAATGGCCGCATGGACACCCCAAAATCCTCCAAACTATTTGGAGCCGGAAGAAGAGCGTGCAGCAATGGCAGCAGCGCGGCAAAGCGTGAAGTCCTAAGCATGTTCAGCCTATTCAACCCTTGGGTTATTTTGGGCGCGCTGCTTGCGCTGGCTGGTGCATTTGGGTACGGCCACCACGCTGGGTACCAACAAAAAGAAACCGAAGATGCGGTGGTCATTGGCCACAAAAACCAAGAAATGCAAGACGCAAAGGAGCAAGCAGATGCAGAACTCAAGAAAACACAAGACAAACTCACCGTTGCTCAGAAACAGTTTCGTGACTCTGTTCGTTCTGGGGATCAGCGGATGTTCGTCCGTGTCGCCGCCCCGGTTGGATGTGCCGCCTCTGCCAACGCAGATTCAGCCCCAACAGCCCAACTTGACCCAGCGTTTGCGGACTCTCTTGTCTCCATCACCGACGACGG